GTGGCTTATATACGGTGAGTACCAGTGATGGTGAGATGCCGTTCCACGTGTGGCAATTGACCCCTTGGGCTATCGACAATTCGAGTGTTAATCCCCCAGATGATGGTGATGGAAAAATCTTCGGACAATGGGACCGTAAAGTGTTTTACGCGAATATCTTAGCTATGGCTCGAAGCATGGGTGATGAGGATATTACCCATCAGGTTGAGGCTTTCAAAGATATGACTGCTAGCGAGGTCACTGAGTTACGCGGTGCCGGGGAATTGCATGAATATCTTGGCAGTATTTTTGCGGAAGTTGAGCGTTTGCTTGATTGGGTTCGAGATGAGGTCGAGAACGATTTGGCTCGGATTGAGGATGGTACGTGATGGGTTCTAAGATGTGGCGACGCGCTAATCTCCAATCTTGTACTCAGTTGATGCTAGATGTTTTAGAACGACTGCATCATGCAAATAATAATGGAGTGCCATACCTTTACTTGGAAGATGTGAATCAGCATACGATTAATGCGCTCATCGACAGAGATTGGATTTTAGGCAGTTTTGCTCTGAAAAATATAGATACTAGCTATCGAATTACAGGACGTGGGCGCAAAGCCTATGAAATTTATTCAGTACCTGTTGAGGAATATGATATACGGCGGTTCGATGGTATCTGCTGTCGATGCGGTTTAAATGAGCGAGGCTTTTATAACAGTGGTACTCGGATGCCTTATTGCGAAAGCTGTACAAAGAAAATTGACCGCCGTAAGTATGCCTTGCAGGGATACCAGAAAAAACAAGGGTTATGCCCTGATTGTGGGTTACGTCAGAAGCATGTCATGGCATCAGGTGAAGTGCGAAGTTATTGCAAACCATGTCGTCGAAAACGTGCGGCTAAATATCGCCAAGAGAAATATCGACGAGAGCTGAAAAAAGTACAAGCTGGTGAAATACTGCTTTGCTACCGTTGCCATGAGAATCCTCGATGGTTGACTGGTAAGACTTTACAAGATTATTGCCATGAATGTTCTCAAAAATATAAGCGTGAAAGGCGGTATGCGTGATGGTGGCGCTACGGAAGGATGTTGAGTCGCCCTGGGTGGATTATGTGGAATTGGAGATGAGTGTATTTCCGATTCCGCATGGCACTAAGAAGCCTGTGTTCAAGTGGAAGAAGTTGCGATTTGCGAAGTTGTGGCGATTGATGGACACGGCAGAGGGTCGTCGGATGTTGCACCGATTTTATGCACGGGGTGGCGAGGGATTGGCTGTCTTGTGTGGTCGTGCGAGTGAGAATTTGTTCGTGTTGGATTGTGACAGTCGTGAGGTGCTAGATGCTGTGCAGAAATCCCTAGCAGAACGCGATATATACGCCCCTGTGGTGATTAGCGGACGTGGGGGGCATGTTTACCTACGAGCGCGTGAAGGGGCTGTGAAGGGGTGTAAATTCGCTGGTGGTGATGTGAAGGGTGAAGGCGGCTATGCTGTGCTTCCACCTACGATCCATCCGTCTGGTGTGTCGTATCGCTGGGTGAATGGTATCCCAAGACATATCCCAACTGTGAGCGTCGATGAGATTGATTTTCTCGGTGTTGAGTTAGAAGTTTCTGGTGGCAATCGTCGCTTGCATGATGATACGCGACGGTATCTGCGTGCTGGGCGATTTCTGACGGAGGGGCATCGTAATGATGCTCTATTCCAAGCGGCGCGAGATTATCGCTATGTTGGGTTAGACATCAGCGAAGCTCTGGATGATTTGTTGGTGATTGCGGTGCAGAGTGGATTGGATGCTCGTGAGGCTGAGGCGACTATTCGTAGTCCGTATACGCATAATCGTGGGCAGGTTGCCGATGGCACGCTTTCCCTGCATCGTCAGCTGGTGGGGTTTGCACGGACTCATGATTGGGGGACTGGCTCTGGTGAAACAGACAGGGCTGTGTTCCTTGCTTTGGCAGTCCGTCGTCGTGATGATGCCCATCGGATTGGCGGGGGTGTATTCCGTGCGTCATATCGTGAGATTGCATTGGAGGCGAAATTCAACAGTATCTCGACGGTTAGCCGTGCTTTGAAGCGGCTTGAGGCTCAGGGCTTCATCCGCTCGATGGGACGGGATACGGAGACTGGTGCTAGTTTATGGCAGTTTGAGAATGATGTTTTTTTAAAAACAAAAAAGAACATTAAACAGCATTTGGCAGAGCGTAGCTCTTATTGTTCTTTTTTGCACAGCGATGATAGTCCTGCTGATGATTTACAGGAACGTGGCATCCTTGGTCGACTTGGTTACAAGGTGTTGACGATATTGCGGCAGGTGGGGGTTGCGCTTGCACCTGAGCATATTGCTTTCATGGTGGATTGCCATATCACGACTGCGAAGCGTCACCTTGGCAAGTTGGTTGATATGGGTTTGGCGGATGTGCAGGCTGATGCTTTCGTCGCTGTGGACTTGAGTCGTCAAGCGGAATTGGCGATTGTGCGTGAGAGTGGCGCGATGGCGTGTGCTGAGAAGCGTGAAGTACGGTTTGAGCTAGACCGAGCTAATTTCATTCTGACACCAATCCTCAATTATCTGGGAGGTCGACAGTGAGTAATGGACCGCAAGTGAGTTTGGCTAGAGCGCGAGATGTGGCATCCGATTTGATGAATCACCTGGAGAATGTTTGCCAATGGTCCTGCGTGGCTGGGAGCGTGCGTCGTGAGAAGGCGATGGTCGGTGATATAGAGATTGTGATTTTGCCGAATGCGTCGAGTGCTGTGCTTAATCGTCTGGATGTGTTGTTGAATATGGGTGTTGTAAAGCAGGCATTGTATGGCGATAAGCAACAGGTGCGCTGGGGACAGACGTATCGTGGCATGGTGTATCAGAGCATGTTGGTCGAAGTATTTCTGTGTGACATGCACAATCGCGGGTATCAGCAATGGTTGAGAACGGGCGGGAGAAACAAGAATACTTACGTGATGAGTCGGTTGAAGGATTGCAAAAGCCCTGTGCGCTTCAGCGGCGGTTACGGCTGGCATGTGAGTTATGAGAGCAAGCATCCTGATTTTAACTTTGAGCTGGGGTATGCGCGGTTGGGTAAGTTGCATATTCCTGATGAGTTTACTCTGTATCACTTGTTGGGAATGAAGCCGATTATGCCACAGTATCGGGACACGAATGCTTACCGGGTGTCTTTAGAGCCTTGGGTGTATTGCCCAGATGCAGATGAGTTGGTGGCGATGTATGTGCCAGAGCTTAAACAGAAGCGGATGTTTTGACGTTCAATAACGATGTTTCTGAGACATGAATTAGGTGAATTACGAAAGGGCAAGATGATGGAAGATATGAGGATTAAATTACAACGTTGGGCATTGATGGCACAGGTACTGATTGCAACCCATATGAACCATGCGTATCGTCAGCAACGGGTGCAGTTATTGCGGATGCTCATTTTAGAAGCCGTTCGTCCACATGGTACGGGCGACATTGGCAGTGACCCTGTTTGGGCGCGGATGTTATTGGAGCTACTGAATGCGACACATTTTGAACGACATGCAGGGGCATTCAGTTATATCACCCACAATGATGCTAAAACTGCTTTACGGATGTTTGTTGAGAGTTGCTATCACATCATTGATATGTGGGATGAAGTGTTTTGGCACACTTATCATGAGCCGACGGATGCGATTACTAAACCTCGCTCAATGTTTGGTAGTGCTGTTGATGTTGATGATGTTCCGTTTCCTTCAGCTGATGAGGCGTCGGATGCTTTTGACCGATTCTTCAATCAAGATTATGAGGAAGATGATGACTTATGAAGGCGTTGACACTATGGGAACCCTGGGCAACCTTCATTGCGGATGGTCATAAACGGTATGAGACGCGGAGCTGGTCTACGAGGTTTCGGGGCAATCTGGCAATCCATGCCTCGAAGCGTTGGGATAAAGAGCAAGATTTTATGCTGAGACGACTGGCGAGTGAGCATGGTGAGTTACGCGATTATGTTAATTATGAATGGCATTTTGGCTGTGTGCTGGTGGCATGTCGCTTGGTGGCGTGTCATCGAGTGGAGGCTGTTCGAGGGCAACTATCATCATTGGAATTGGCGCTGGGTGATTACAGCCATGGTCGATTTGCTTGGGAGCTGGAGATTGTGAAGCATCCTCCAGAGCCGATCCCCGCACGTGGGGCGCAAGGATTGTGGAATTGGGAGTATCAACCGTGAGGTATACCTACTTGGGAGACAAGTTGACGCGAGCTGAGTTGGTGGGGATGCAATGTGACCCTGTGCGACGAGCTGACGAGAAGTGTGTGGTTAGCGTGAAGATGGCGACTGCGCTGGTTGTCGATAGTGATGGGGTGAAGCATGTTGTGGCGCGACGGATGTTGCGATTGAACAGTAAGCAAAAGTAGACCTTTCAAGGGAGGTGGTTTATGCAAACCGCCGTTAGAAAGTGAGAGAAAAATGAAAGAAAAAATCATAAATGCGGACGATGTAAATTACTTTAAGACATCAAAAACCGCCCCCGATACATGGTTACAAAAAGCGAAGGGTGAAATTGAAGATTTAGGCGGTAATGTTCACTCTGAATTGATAGGAACTATGAATGGTCGTGCAGCTATAATGCTAGGCTTTGTGTTGGATAATGACAATTACCGTATTGTTTATCCTGTTTTAATTCCACGTAACACAAAAGATGATTTAGCTGCAAAGCGCCAAGCGGCAACAGCCCTTTATCACGAAGTAAAGGCGTTATGTGTTTCTGCCAAATTTCGCGGTGTGCGTGGTGCATTCCATAGCTTCTTACTATTGCCTGATGGCAGAACAGCAGGGGACTTGACTGCACCAGAAGTAGCTGAAGCTATACCTGTAGCATTTCGATTACCAAGTCCAAGAGAATAAAAAGACCGTTGGTAGAAAAAGGATTATCAGAGAGGTGACGCAATGCCATATTTGGCGAATTTCCCGGGTGTAAAACCAGAACATGAATTTGAGGACATTTTCACTGATGATGGTAAAACAACTATTTGCCGTGTTTGCCTAAACAGATGGAAACGTAAGCCTAATCATGGCAAATGTGCAGGTGTACCAATTTATGAGGAGTGGGATGAAGTCCCTAATGGTTTGGTTAGCAAGTCTGCCATCTATCGTGACCACAAAAGAAAATTGCCAGACAATGCGCTACCTGTTGCATGTGTACGTAGCCATGAGAATAGTTTTACCCCTCTATATCTTGTCGAGCAGGGCAATCCAAACTATGAGGGCAAGCGTAAATCTACAAAAGCTGCACCAGAAATTAAATCACGCACAAAACAAAAATTTGATCCGTTCGGATGGTTGAATAAAGATAGCGAGGTGTGAGATGCCAAAGAATGACAATATATGGAATGATGACAACCCACTAGGCTACATCATAGAGGCTCGGACGTGGATGGAAGCTGAAAAGTCACGTAATAGCAAAGTGCCAATGAGACAAGAGGACTGGGAGTTTCTAATCAGCCGATTGTTAGAAGCTGAACGACTGCTAGACCCCGAAAAAGATAACGAGGGAACGAATGACCAATCTCAGAGCATGACGCACATTGAGAAAGCTATTGCATCCTACTATAGCGCAGCGCATCCTGGCATAAGTTGGGGGTTGCAGGAATCGGGCTTATCGGTTGCACATGCTGTCACTTACGATTTGAAATCGTGGTGTGGTGAAGATGGTTTCCAATACGTTTTGGCTAATCCTAAACAAAGTGGATTAACATATTGCTCTCGCTGTATTAAAGCGCTAGAAGAAGCTGGTATAGATAGCGAGGTGTGAGATGAAACTGTGCAACCATAGGTATAGTGACTGGTCATATGATGCTGATAGTCGTCACCGTGTCTGTTTAGAATGCGGTGACGTTGATGCCGAAGGTCTTGAATTAGACGATGCTGAGTTTGCACGTACCTACGAACCTCCTGATGAATACTGGGATTGTAGTCTGTTCCCGTATCAGGGAGTCCTTTATTGCTCTGCTGTTGGTAGTGAGATGTGCGACTGGGAGTGTCCAAACAGTGAAGATATTGGTAAATCAATCAGAAATGAAGATAGCGAGGTGTGAGATGCGAAAACCATTTACAGATAAACTTGTATTACACGAACAGCGTAAAAAGCTAAAGATAGAGGTCATGCAAGCTGAGGATAGAATGGAATTAGCGCGAGAACAAAATGACCTAGAAGCCTATGAACAGGCAAAAAAGCAATATGATGTTGCAATGGAGGATTTAGAAGCTGTGATTGCAGACTTGCATCCTCACACACCACGCGAATGGATGAATCAATATGGTGATGTTAAACCGCTTACTGAATTCAAGAAATATGAAGAACCGCCATTTTTTGATGACATTCCGTTTTATGAAGATTGACGACCATTAACATAAAATGGGTTATCGCAGGGGTGATAACCTCTAGGGAATAGCATTTAAATCGAGTTATAAGTTGATAGGGTGCTGGTTGGCACTCTATTTTATTTTAGAACAAGAGTCCTAATTTATGCTATAATTAATGAAGTGTTGGTTGTGTGTTGTGGGGCATTGGTTATGGCAACGGAGTATACAGAATTTATCTATGAGCAGGTGGCGGCATGTGTGGCACGGGTAACGCGTAATCTCCAGCGCGGGGCATTGCCGAAGCATGTGCAGGCGTATTTGCCTTACTATCGGGCTGAGGGGAGTATCCGCCGTGATATGGGGGCGATGTGGCAGAGTGGGCAGTTGATGCGAATTGGACGAGCTGGATCACGTCGTGGGTATCGGGTCCCGAAAGCGGATGAACGATTTTTATTTGAATGGATTCCTGCGGCGGTGCGGATGCTCGGACGGATGGTCGATGCTGAAGAGGTTGCGGAAGTATTGAACCGCCAAGATATTGAGATGGTGCGTGGGGTGCTGAATTGGCTGGCAGATTGCGGTAAGGTTGTGGCGTTGGATAATGGGAGTTATCGTGCGCCAACGCAATTGGAGCGCATGGCATGGAAGATTGGTGGGACCCTTCCATATGGTGTGACCCGTGTTGCCTGATTGACCCCTCCCTAATCCCTCCCCATAAATGGAGAGGGACTTCAAAGCTATGATGTGCGTTAGTTGTGACTGTGGATGTGATTATTAGCGTGTAATTACGTTGGCACTTCACTTACCCCACAGCGAGTGCTGACCCTTTCGTGCAAAACCTCGTCAATTTTTGGCGGGGTTTTTGCGTTTGAGGGGTATTGTGCGTTGGTTTAGTGAGTCTGGATGTATGTTTTGTAGATAAACGGTCGTATTTCGCGTAGTCATGTAGATAAATTGCGAAAATCGGCAGAAATTGGACATTTTTTGACACGGAATGGTGCAATTATGGCATTACCGGGTATACGCGCATTACGCAAACTGATGAAGGACTCTGGCGGGACCGTCAGCCAGATGGCGAAAGAGGCTGATGTTAGTCGGCAGACAATTTATAACTGGCTCGACCATTACAACGCCTGGGACGATTTGGAGTCGTCACGGGCAAATATTGTTTATATGGCTGAGACCACTGTCTATGAATCGGTGGCTGAGGGCGATTTAGATACCTCGAAGTGGGTGCTGGAGCGTAAAGGGCGCTTGCGTGGGTGGAATAAGCAGGTTGAGATTAGTGGTGTGCTGGGTCAGATGAATTTGTCTGCTGAGCAGATGGCTATCTTAGAAGCAGCTGGATACAACGTCAGTGAGGTTGTTCAGCAATTTATTAGCATGTTGCAGGCTACAGAGTTGGAGAGCGCGTGATTTATCAGGATGCGGAGATTGCTATCACTTATGGGGAGACGGTGGGTTTGTACCATGTGTTCATCCTTGGTTTAAAGCCTCGCTCATTTCCTAAGATTGAGGATGTGGCATCTTACATTTATGAAAAGACAGGTCGGGTCATACAGTTTGTGAGTGATAAGTCGGAGAATGATTGATGCAGATTAATACGACACAAGAGCGGATGTTGTGTGAGCGTGGGGTGATTGTCTTGCCTGAGTGCATTGAGCATGAGCATTATGAGACGGTTCTGGGATTGTTGATGCTGGCAGAGACGGAGTGGACGGATAAGCCGATTCGTTTATTTTGTGCTGGGAGCGGTGGTAGTGCTCATGTCGGGATTGCTTTGGCTGACCTTGTGCAGAGTAACCCGCAGGTTGTGGGTGTCTTGGCTGGGATTGCGGAGAGTTCGCATGTGACGGTCTTCGCCGCTTGCCAGAGACGGTATGTGTACCCCTTAGCGCAGATTGGTATCCATCGTATTTCCTATCATGGGCTGGATAGTCGACAGGATGCCCAGAGCTTTGCCCATCGGATTAAGAACTTGCATAAGTTGGAATTTGAGGTGGCAGGTGTACTGGCGGACGCATGTGCTGGTGATACCCTTAACAGACTATGGTGGTTAGAGACTATTCAGGAAATCGGTTCGGGGGCATGTGATTATTTTGATGCACAATGGATGATTTTTGCTGGCATGGCTGAACCGATTGCGGATTATGGGAAAGCGCGAGGTGGTTTTATTGATAAGGGAGTTCCTATTACGTATCCAGAGGGTACAGAATCTTTCTGGCTTCCTTCGTCACATAATCCTTTTAGTGAAGCTGAGACCCCTCCCCAACCCCTCCCCATAAATGGAGATGGGCTATCTGATGATGATACGAAGCCGATTGAGTTTGATGAGGTCGAGACGGGTAGCCCTGAGAAAGAGAAGCTAGCGTATCCGATTACGTATCCTTGTCCCTTTTGCGGTGCGTCCCTTACGCTTTACAGTGACGAAGTATTTGTTGCGCCTGATGGTGATTGGTATTGCAGTGAGTCTCATTATGATGCGCTTGCGGTTCAGCATCTAAATGGTGATGGATAATTGGGTTTATTGGGCGTGACTTGTGATGTTGACGGAACGGGATTTAGCGGCGCGATTGTTTGAGCAGATGACGGGTAAGCCTGCGCCTGCTGTGACTGATGATTATCCCAAGTGGAAGCAGTGGGATATTACAGTGAATGAGCAGGATGGTTCTCAGCCATTGTATCGCTCTGACCGTTCCCGACGGGCATTAAATTTATATCTGCATGAGGGACAGCGACGTGTCTGGGATAGTGACCGTCGTTTTGTGTTTATGATTGCAGGGAAGCAATCAGGTAAGACGATTTACGGTCCTTTGTGGTTGTTCACTCAGATACTGGCGCGTGGTGCAGGGGATTATCTTGCGGTATCTGCGACTTATGATTTGTTCAAGTTGAAGATGCTCCCTGCTATCAAAGAATTTTTCATCCAAGAATTGCAGATTGGGAAGTGGTGGGCTGGCGATCGTATTCTAGAGATTAGGAACCCTTATACGGGCGAGTTTGAAGCTGAGCGTGCAGATGACCCGATGTGGGCGCGGATTATCTTACGGAGTGCGGATAGTGAAGAGGGTTTGCAATCTGCGACTGCGAAGGCGGCGTGGCTGGATGAACCTGGTTTATATAAGGCGACGGTCTGGAAGGATGTGCTGGGGCGTTTGTCTTTGCATCGAGGGCAGGTCTTGGGGACGACTACCCCTTATGATTTGGGCTGGTTGAAGCAGATTATTTATGACCCCTGGGTTAAAGGGCTAGATACTGATATTGATGTGATTCAGTTTAGCTCGAAGCTGTCGCCGTTTTTCAGTGATGAAGAGTATGAGATGCTTCGTACTAAGATGCAGAGTTGGCAGTTCCGCATGGATTATGATGCGGAGTTTGGGAGACCTCCTGCGGCGATTTATGAGGACTTCCTCGATAAGCTACGGGGTGAGGGTGGACATAAGGTTCCACGCAAGGATATTCAGCTGTTGCCTCATCATCCGCGATTTGTGGCGATTGATCCTGGTACGGTGAATCCTGCGAAGATATGGATTGCTCATATTACTGAAGAAGATATTTATGTGGTTTACCGTGCTGAGAAGGGTGGTAAGCGGCTGACGAGTAAGGAACATGCGCGGAAGGATGTGCGTGAGGCGAAGGAGCGAGGTGAGCGCGTCATCTGGTGGGCGATTGGGGCGAAGAGTGAGAAGTATTGGCGTGAGGATTATAAGACTGCGGGTGCGAGCAGTGTGAAAGAACCTGATGTGGCGGATGTCGAGAAGGGGATCGACAGGGTGACGCATCTTTGGAAGACGTTCCGATTGTACGTGATGGATGATTTGTACGATTTGATTGATGAGATTTTGAAGTACAGCCGTGAGGTTGACCCCGTGAGTGGTGATGTGTTGCCGACGATTAAGGATAAGAGCAAATTCCATCTACTGGATACGGTGCGGTATTTTGCGGTGCAGGTGGTATCAAAGAAGAAAACGTGGCGTGTCGATACGTCGGTTGATAATTGGGCATAGGGTGATGAGATGGGTAACTTTAAAAAGTGGTGGCAACCTGAAGCAGTAAGAAATACAAATTTTTCTATTGAGATATACACACTTAAAGATGCACGCCACACGCAGTTTAGCTTTGGCTATGACCGCAGTCTAGGCAATCTTTATTTTAGTATCGGAATATGGGGTTTGTTCTGCATCTTCTTTGGGTATGAAGGTAAATATGCTCCGCAGTGGCGAGGGGTTGTTGATGATAATAAAGAATTCTCTCTTCGTATATTTGATGGCGCATTGTGGATAAATCTCTGGGAAGACCCCGATACTTGGACAAGAGGTGATCGTCGATGGACAATTCATCCAGTAGAAATTTTATTTGGCAGGATGAAAGCTGAGAAGGTGTTGCTATCTGATGAACTTACCGAATTTGTTGAGATGCCTGAAAAGACATATGAAGTTACTGTTAAAGTCTGGCGATGGACATATTGGCGTACTCGACTGCCCCTCTGGAAAGATATTAAGCAGAAGATTGAAATTGAATGCGAAGGTGGCATCCCGATACCGGGTAAGGGTGAATCAGGCTGGGATTTAGACGACGATGCAATATTTAGTTCTTCTCGATTTGGGTTGTCTATTTCGGAAGTGTTAGAAGATTTTCGTATGGAAATTATAAAACATCGTGAGAAGTATGGCGGTGTTAATTGGTTTCCAGAGGGTTATCAATACTGAGAAAGAGATTTATTGAGCGTGACCCCTACAATTAATAGTTCATTGATTAGCCAGCTGGTCGCGACGAGAGTTATTAATTAACTGACAAGGAATGTGAGATGCTGAAAGCGATACAGGATATTTTAGTAGAGCGTGGGTTGGTGGATACCAAGTGGGCGGAGCGTGAGGAATACAAGGGTGAGAAGATGCGCTTGTATCGTCAGTATTATAATGGCGACCATCGCTTGAAGCTGACCGAAGAAATGAAGCGGATGATGCAGATTAGCGATGACCGCTTAGACCGTTACAATGCGAATTATTGTGACCTCGTGATTCATACGATGGCTGATCGTATTCAGCTGGATACGATTGAGGTCGAGGGCGCGGATGATAACGGGGTGAATGAGCTTTCTGCTTACTTGGCTGAGGCATTGCCTGATATGGATACCACATCGTTGATGCAGGACCTGGTGACACGGTTCGGGGCAATGTCTTCTGAGGTGGGTGAGGGGCAAACGTGGACGGATAGTCTGCTGGAGCAAAATTCCTTCGAGGCATTGGAGCAGGCTGTGAAGATTGCCATGTTGCGGGATGGTGTCACGTATGTGTTGAGTGAATACAGCGAAGAGGAGAAAGGTATTCGCTGGCATCATGAGACGGCATTCGATGGTCGTGAGGGGATTATCGCTATATGGGATACCCGGGGCGAGACCATCACCTTAGCGATTAAGATATGGCAGGTGGGTGATTATGGCTATATCAATTTTTATCTGCCTGATAGCACCGAACGATATGTGTATGGCATCTTCGGTGAAGGCGAGAATATGGTCACTGAGTTGCGCGAGCGAAAAGACCCCGAGGATACCATCCGCAAAAACAAAGTGCCGGGTATTCCGATTATTCCTTTTATGAATAAGGTTGGGGATGTTAAGAGACCTCAGAGTGAGTTACGGGATGTTATTCCGTTACAGGATAGCTTGAACCGAGGCATGGTGAGTATGGTCATCAATGCGGAGTTGACGGCGTTTTCTGTGTTGCTGGCGATTGGGGTTGATATAAGCGGTGGGATGATGCCCGGACAAGTTATCAAGGTGATGGCGAAGGATGCTGAGGGGCGTTCGCTGGTACCTGATGACCCTGAGCTGGCGAAATCATTGGCTGATTTTTACAATGCTATCCGTGCAGAACGCATCGAGGGCAGTGAGATGACGGGGTTCATCGAGCAGGCGGATTGGTTCATCAACCAGATAAGTGTGGTTAGTAGCACGCCGATCCCCTCCAATATGGGTGGTGATAATCAATCTGGCGAGGCATTGAAGCAACGTGAGGTTGGTATGCTGGGTAAAATTCGTCGGGTGACGGTTCATCTAGGTATTGGCTGGAAACATCTGCT